GTTGCGCTCACGTACAAACCACCAAAGGCTGATGCTGCATTGGCAGTTGTAGGCATAAATAATATAATTGAATCGTAACCAATGCGTTCGTCAGTAAGAGTTGTAGTTGTAGCTCCAGCAACTGCTAGTGTTATTGTACCAGTATTGTTACTCTTGCCCTCTACAAGGTTATTCACTACCTCGGATATTTCACGAGGTGTAGAGCCTGCTGGGTTGAGCTTACGATACATTATCTAGTACCTTGTGGAATTATATCAATATCAATACCAATTGCATTAGACCACCTGTCACCAGTAGGAATTAATGATAGGCGATGGTACTTACCACTACTACGCAATGCTACACGATTTTCGTTACTTGCTGGAATGTATGAACCTAACTGTGCAACTTCATTTAAAAGCATCCTAGAAGATATTGCTACGCTACCAGAGCCATTATCTACTACTGGTCGTGCTAATGTAACTACAGATGTGGCTTCACTTCCTATGTCACCAGTTTCAATTTGTGCAGTAGAGTTAGCGCCAGTAAAAGTTACTATCTTGTTATCTCTAGCTCCAGCAAATAAGAACTTACCGCCAGACCACAATGCATCATCTAGTGAAGTAGTCAATGTGTCCATGTTGCCGTATAAGTCTAAGCCTTCTAAAGTCATACCGGCAGAGGCAGAGCTTGCTACTACATCAACGTCAGTTGTGCAGTAAGACCACTTCTGTACTTGCCAGTTATAAATTAGCAAAGTATTTTGTGCAAAGTTATCAATAAACTTCCAAACCACAATCTTACGGAATGGGTCAATGGTTGATGACATTAAGTTTAGTTTTGATGGGTTGGCATTAGCATAGAACCATGAGTCTACCTTTTGCGTACCAATAGCTGTAACGGTTGTTCCATCACATGAATAGAAGCCATCAGCGCCTAAGAAATAGGTCATGCTGCCGTATTGAACAACGGTGTTACCTTCTACGCAGCCTACACCACGACTAATCGTGTCAAACTGGAAGAACAATGGTGAACCGATGTAAGACATACGCACGATAGCACGATCTAAAAATATTAGACCAACCTCACCACCTGTCATGCCATGAATGTTGCCACCATCGCTAATTATTTGGTAGTCAGATTGTGATGCTGCGCCAGTAGTCCAGTTTGTTTCGTCATTGATGTTAGACCATTGAACTTTGTTAGCATTGCTACCACCATCTAAACTAGCAGCGACCACAAAGTCACGCACGACTGTTACATACTCTGCGACAGGTGCGTCTGCACTCAAATCGTCAAATGTTGTACTAGAACCCAGCGTATAGCCTTGTAGTTTGTTGACGTTATTAGCTGCAATAATGGTATTCCCAAATTGGGTAAAGTTCCATTTAACTACACTAGAATAGTTGCCAGTTTTAGACACGTTGTCCATGCTCAAGTCAGCGCCATCAAACTTAAATAGCTTGGTAGCACCACCGGCAAATACTGTTGTAGTAGAACTAAATTTACCAGCAAATACGTTATTAAGGTCTTCGCTGGCAGCAGCAGAATAATCTACAGCAGTTGGGAATGGATTATATCCTAATGCACTAGGCACTACATTCTTTGCAACAGCCAAGTTTTGAGCAACACCGGCTAAATCTGGTGTCCACTCTGTAAATGCTATGCGTTGAGTAGCCATTAAGCAGTCCGATTCCACATATAAACGACAACATACGGTTGTAAGTTTGCGTTAGTACCTGACACACCAGTTGTGCTATTAGATACAGATATTCCTGTTGTAGAATCCCCTACTGCACCAGCAGTCCAATCAGGGTTGCCACGACCTTCTTCAAAACCAGCAGAACCACCATGACTGCCTCCGTATGCGATACCTAATGTACCGCTATGCGTATGACTTGGATCTGAAACTGAAGCAGTATGACTATGACTTACAACAACTGCATCTGCACTACCACCGGTAGCACCAGCACTAAAGCCACCACCATTTCCAACCAATACACGACCTTCACCAAATGCTGCCCAAGTACCAAATCCTAATAATGTATTTGGGTTAGTTGATATTGTTGCGCTTGTATAGATAGAACCAACTGGGTAAATAATTTCATTAAGTATATTTTTAATAAATGCTGTTGTAGCGATTTGAGTATTATTGACGTTAGTTGCAGCAGTAGGTGCAGTTGGTACACCTGTCAATGTAGTTGTACCGGTAACGGTTAAGTTGCCACCAACGGTTAAGTTGTCACCATCTGTACCAGCCTGTTGATCCTTGATCTGAGCCATTATTTCACGGATGGCATTATTAATTCCAGATGGCGCACAACCTTCCGCAATGTCTATGCCACCCACATCGGTATTGTTTGCTGCCGTTGCACTCCACTCACTTACCTTATTCTTTGCCATTTTCTATCCTTGTATTAACCATGTGTTTGATGATGCTGTCGGTTGAACCCAATAATTTGCTTGTGCGTCTACATACCCTGCTACAACGTAATCTAGCTCTACATAAAGCAAGTTATCTTTACGAGTCCATGTGTTAGGTGATACAGGTGTATTGACCCAGCCAGAACCAAGTATATGTCCGTTAGCAGAAAGATTTGCATAGCCTACAATAGCTCCACTAGCATTATATATCGCTGAAGCATTTGCTACTACCTCGGCATTACAGGTAATATATCCGGCAGATGATTGAACCCTACTACCGTAAGCAGTAACGGTTGCGTCACCAACAATATCAGCCTCGCCAGTTCTTTCTCTATAGCCAGTAGCGGTCAACGTGCCGGTAGCTACAATATCTGCTGCGCCTAGGTACTCAACACCACCCAATGCGGTTACTGTTGCAGTACACGTTATAAAGCCTTCAGCCGTTCTAACTCTTATCGCTTGAGCAGTTACGTCAGCAAAGCCATTAAAGTCTGCTGAACCATCTCTAACTCTTGTTGCAAACGCACTTACGCTTGCTGTTGCATCTATAATTGCAGATGTAAATGTTATTTTGTATGCTACGGCACTAACGTCAGCAATTGCAGTAATTATGCCTTGACCGGAGTAGATCGCTACACCGTTGGCGGTTACAGTTGCTAATGCGCTTATGTCGGCAGAGGCATCTATGAAACGAGTATCACCGACTGCATAGCCGTATACCCAATAATCGTAATCTACATAACTTGTTGACATCTCTTAGCCTAATAAAGCTACTATAACAAATCCCACTAAGCCACCTAGCACAGTAGCCACCCAATCCCAAAAGTCTGGTGTGTGGATGTCTTTATGCAGGTAGTCATAAATCTCTTTAAGTAGCGCAATAATAGCCACTACTACAATGGAGTAAGCCCCAATAAACGGTGTAAACAATGCTGCTATGACTAGACCACCAATAAAGTGCATTTGCTTATCAGCAGGTACTTTGCATGGTATGTATAGTTTAGCTAAGACTGCGTTTACTTTCGCTATCAGGGCTTCCATTGTTATTCCTCTTTAGGTTCTAGTGCTGTCTTTAACAACTTGATAAACGCATCTTTACCTACATTTAATTGTTGTAATTGGAAGTTTGTGCTTGCAATCTTACGGTCTAAGTCCACACAATGATTAAACAATAAGCCTTGTTCTTCATTGAAATTGTTAGCATCGTATTCTACTTCATCTATCGTAACGATTTGGGGCTGTTTGTCTTTTGCCATCTCGTATCTCCTATTTAAATTAAGCAGCTTCTAAGGCAGCCACTTTAGCCTTTAATTCTTCAATCATTGCTTGTTGTTCTTGAATTGCTTTAATTAAACGTGGAACAAATTTACTATAATCCACACCCATCATGTCTTCTTCATTACGACCAACAGAAACTGCTTCAGGCACAATTGATAATACTTCTTGTGCAACAACACCAAACTTTTGATGAATACCATCTTCTTTCCAATCAAAAGAACGAATACGGATGTTTTCTATGCTTTCAAGTGCGGATGGGGCGTCAACAATATTATCTTTAAGTCTTTCATCAGATGAAGTTGCATAATTTAATGTTGTTTGGCTTGCTTGATTAATACCGCCAATAAAAGAACCACTAGAGTTTACTCCAATTAAATAATATGTTCCTGTTACCCATGAAACTGTACTTTTTAAAGCAACTAGATTGGATACGGAAAGGTTATCTTGTACACAAACTTTACCTGAGTTAAATTGGCTTGTAGCATTAACCAACAAATTCCCACTAGCATCTAGTTGCATTGCTGAAGAAATTGATGCCGTTGCTCCGCCAGTACCTGAAACAGCAGAACCCCATACGTGATTTCCAGAATTCATGTAATACAATGCAGCAGTACCAGTTGTAGTGTATATATTGGCAGAACCATTCCAATAGACATTATTACTTAAAGAAACTGTACCTGCGTCAGAGGCTACTGCACCTACTGCGTTAATTTGCAATGCTCTGTAGCTTGAACTCCATGCTGCTGGAGTTGTATTAATTCCAACATTACCACTAGCATTAATACGCATACGTTCTGTGCTGGTATTTGTTCCAAATATTAAATTTGAATTTGCATTAATCTGAAAGTTAGTTCCATCTGTATTAAAAGTAGCAATATCAGTTGCACCGCTTCCAGTTACACATTTAATAAATGTTCTTGTGCCAGATGTTCCAGCATTCCAAAATGATGCTGTAAATTGACCGCCTCCAGCATCGTTTTTTAAAGTTAAGGCTGGTGATGTACTAGTTCCATATGAGCTAATTTTACCATCTAGAAAAGATGAGGTACTTGTAATTCCAACCAACAAATTCCCACTAGCATCTAGTGTCATTGCTTGGGTAAAGGTAATAGCGTTACCTGCTGTGCCTGATGGGGCTGTGTACCAGCGATGAATACCATCAATTCCTGATTGTAAGTATCTTGAAGCGTAGCCATTAGCAATGTATTTATCGCCAGAACCATTATTGAAATAATTAGAAGCTATAGATGTGTAACCATTCATGTCACCAAAAGATGCGCCATTGGATGATTGTATTGCTTTATATGAACTACCCCAAGCACTAGGAGTTACACCTAGACCTAGGTTGCCTGATGCGTCTAGGCGCATAGCTTCTGTACCACCCTCAGCAAAGGCTATGGTATCGGCAGCAGGAAAGAATATACCTGTGTTGGTATCACCAGTTGTTGTTATTGCAGGTGCGCCAGCAGTACCAGCAGAGAATGTAGATACTCCACTAGCACTAATTGTAGTAGCAGCAATGGTAGATGGAGTAGTAGCACCTAGAGTACCGTTGAGTGCTGTGCCTGTGATAGTGCCACCGTTGATGGTAGCAGATGTGATTGTTAAGGCAGCAGCAGTATTACCTGACTGAAGTTTATCCGTATTTAAGTTTACAAAGTTAGCATCAACCTCGTTGTGGGTGAGAGCCGACCCCTTACCTGCTCTGGTTACAATGGTACTCATAACTTACCCCTAGCTTAATGTAACTGAAAGACTACCTGCTGCTACCTTAAATATATCGCCTACATCAATTGCTTTAGATACTGTCAAAGGTGAATGATACAAAAGATTGCCAGCAGTTAATGCGTCACGTATGCCAACAAAAGCCACAGTACCCCATGAAACTGTACATTGTGGGAATGATATGTCTGCGCTTGATACGCTTACACCGTTAGATGGTGCGCCCATTGTGATAGCTTGACGAGCGTAAGAACCACCAGATACTTCTGTACCTGTGTCGGCATCAGTAGGGTCTGTAGTGTATAAAGCTAAATAAACTGTTGTTGGTGTTGTGTAAGCTGTATTGCGTAGCGTTACATTAATTAAAGCGTCTTCTAAGTAATTGGACATTTCTGACATGATTTTTTCCTTTATCGTGTTGCTATTGAGATTGAGATTGGTGAGCCTGAGTATTCGCCTTGGTCATCTGATACGGTTAAAGCACTTAAACCACGGTCATACAATGTAGCCCATGTTTGTAAACGTGAGTCGTTCATAATGTATGGTTCTGCCTCACCAAGTGCAGCATAAAGTAATAAGTCTGGGCATACGCTTAAAAATACGTTTGTTATTACTGCGTTACTTAATGGTTCTGGTTTTGCGTAGTAGAGCATACTCAACGTATAGGCGCTATCTGGTACTGGTGCAAATTGAAACTCTAGTGCAAGTACGGTATATTGTTTTGGTAGTCCAGAGTCTGAAGTACGAGCATTGCGAAATAATGAACTAGGAGATAAATACTCAAGCACCATAGTTGGATTTGTTTGTAGGTGTAGATCACGTATTTGCAAGAAGTCAGTCGGTAACTCTACCGTTGCATCGCCAGCCACAGTAACAGTCGTTACTACCTTTAACATTTGACGAATACGCAATTCACGTTGCAAACGTAACTCACCAAGCCTGATAAAGTCAGGAATCATTGCCGTTAAATCGCTACGAGCAAGGTAGCTGGCAATTGTAGATTGTAATTCTGCGTATGTAGTCAATGCCATTATATGCGCCCTGCCCTTGTTCTGAATGCCCTATTATCTGGGTCGTTTAACCATGCGTTAAATCGTTTCTTATCTATTACTGCAAAGCCTCTAGTGATGCCTTGCTTTTCTAATTCTGCGAAAACTGTAAGCGGTATAGATGCTACCTTGTTACCAAATGCATCCTCGCTCCATCTTTTACGTTCGTCTTGAGCAGCGTACTCACGCTTATTCATCTCAAGTATGCCAGTTATGTCTTGGCTCTTAGCAATGATTAGTTCATCACCGTTATCTATGAATGATGTATCTGTAATGCCGTTGGATATTATATTGCTCATAAGACCTCATAATGGGGGAGAGTTTCCCCTCCCCACATATCTAACTAACTATTAAGTTAAGTCAGCAATGATACCGTGTGCTGCTTCGTTCTTAACTTCTAATGTGTACTCTACCAATAGTTGAGTTACATCAGCATCGCCAGTTTTGGCAAGCTCATTAGTTTGGAATGGACGTAAGTAAGCTACTGAAGCCATTTCTGGGTCTAGTAAGAATGCTACGTCATCTGAGTCTGAGTTAGGAATGAAGCGGTTAGGCACGATAGAGATAGTACCAAAGTCTGAAACATACACGTCTGCTGCACCGATGATAGATGCTTGAACATTGCTAGGTACGTCTTTATAACGTGTAGCGATGCCGGCAAATGTAGATGCAACTACTTTTTGAGCTGGAGTTACCATCAAGATTGTTGGTGAACCACCTGCAACATAAGCAGATTGGATAACTGTATTCAAGATAGTTTGAGTAAATGCACGGTCTGTACCAGTTCCACGAGCAGTAGTACCAGATGCACCAGCAGTACCAGAAGTACC